ATTATTGATTCGGTATTTCTCGAATGTCCCGCGTGCTATTTTCATATTATGGATAAACATAAATCTGAATTATTGGCAAACGGTAAGTGGATAGCAACCGCCAAGCACAAGACAATGCCGGGATTTCATATCTCAAGCTTGTATTCGCCATGGGTTAAGTTTCATGAGCTGGCAAAAGAATATCTTGAGATTGGCGATTCAGAAGGTAACGAGAAGATGCAGGAATTTCTGAATCTAAAACTCGGTGAGCCTATTGAGGCAATAGTTGAAGATTTAGATATCGCGTTATTGGAAAGCCATAAGCTGGTATATAACGCTGAGTTACCAGATGGCGTTTTATATTTAACCTGTGGAGTAGATGTTCAGGATAATCGTCTTGAATACCAAATTATTGGCTGGGGAGAAAATAATCAATGTTGGGTAATTACTAATCAAATGATCTTGGGTAATCCGGAACAGGATGAGGTGTGGGATAGTCTGGATGGCATAATTTGCCGCGGGTATTCACTTCCTGACGGGCGCAAATTACCAATCGGTGCCAGCTGTGTCGATTCAGGTTATTTGGCAGATCGGGTTTATAAGTTTACCACACCACGCGAGCATCTTCGGGTGGCGGCTGTGAAGGGGTTTGGTGGCGAAGGTATTCCGATTATAAATAATCCATCATCTAAAAATCGCACCCATACTAAAGTTATGAAGGTTGGAGTAGATGCTGCAAAAGCTGTGATTTATTCACGGTTGCGCAATCATACTAAAGGCAAAAACTATATTCATTTTCCGCTGGATATTACTCATGGTTGTGGTGATGAGTATTATAAGCAGCTGAATTCCGAGCGGCGGGTTTTAGACTTGAAGCATGGAGTTAAGCGCTTTATCTGGAAAAAAATTCGTGACCGGAATGAAGCTTTGGATACTTTTGTCTATGCTTTGGCTGCATATGAGATGGCTGCGCCTAATCTGGAGTATATCAAAGAGCAGTTAGCCAATCAGCAATTTGAAACTGACGACGATGATGATGCAGATGGTGAAGAAAATTTAATCTCTTCTGGAATTAAACTATATTAAGGTAGCTAGGATATGAGCAAAAGAAATATACAGGCTGAGCTTGATGAGCGGCGTGAGGATTTGGCACAGTGGCGGGCAGCCCGTCGGGCATTAAGTCAGGCTAAATCATATGTAATTGGCAATCGGACATTGACCAGAGCCAATTACTCAGAGGTGCGACAGGCAATTATTGACATTGAGATTGAAATATCTCAGTTAGAAAATAATATGGGGTCGTATATGAGGATTGTAACTGCAGTACCACGAGGTTAATATGAATCATATTTTTGATGGAAACAGTGGATTATACGTCCCAAATAATTTGTCCAAGGATATTCTGAGCGCTTTTTCTGGAACGGGCTACGGTAGCGGAAATGCCGGTTATGATAATTCAATGCTTGACTGGAATCCGCTGAGCACTAATGCTGACTCAGATATCGTAATGAATCATGAGGTGTTAAGACAGCGCAGCCGTGATTTAAGCATGAATGAATCACTTGCCAATGGTGCGTTAAAGAAGATTGTTAGTAATGTAGTTGGTGGTGGATTGAGATTAAACTCACAGATTAATCATAAGTATTTAGGCATGAAGCGCAAGCAGGCAGAAAAGATTGAAGCTCAGATTGAGTTTGAATTTAGCTTATGGGCGGACAGGGCTTATAACTGTGACAGTGCAGGAACCCTAAATTTTAATGATATGCAGCGTCTGGTCTTGTTGTCGGTACTAATGAGTGGTGATGTTTTTGTCTTTTTACCCAGTTTTAAACGGACAAATTCAATCTATGACCTAAAGCTTAAAATTGTTGAATCTGACCGGATTCAGGATCCACCAGTTAAAGACATGACTAAAAATATTCTGGGCGGTGTGGAGATTGATAAAAAAACAGGGTTACCAACGCATTATCATGTGGTTAATCAATTACCAAATGCAATTAACTTTGCACAGATGCAACCAACTGAGTGGCAGACAATACCAATTCGTTGTGAGAAGTCAGGGCGTTTAAACGTAATTCATTTATTCACCGTTGAACGTCCTGAACAGCGGCGCGGTATTCCGCTATTATCACCAGTGATTAAACTGTTTAAACAGCTGAGTCGTTATTCAGAGGCAGAGATTATGGCAGCAGTTGTATCCGGAATGTTAAGCGTCTTTATTGAAAGTGAGAATCCTGCGCAATTACCATTTACTGACTGGCCGAAAGATCCACGCGAAAAAATCAAATACGATAATGTCAGCATGACTCCCGGCATGATTTTGGCTTTAAAGCGCGGTGATAAGGTTAATGTGGCAAATCCAGGGCGACCAAACCCCAATTATGAGGGTTTTATCAATACCATACTGCGCCAGATTGGCGTTAGTCTTGAAATCCCTTTCGAAGTCTTACTTGGGCATTTTCAATCGAGCTATTCCGCATCAAAAGCAGCAATTTTAGCAGCTTGGCAAGTATTCAATGCAAGGCGTAAATGGTTGGTTGACCATTTTTGTCAACCAGTTTATGAAGAGTGGTTAACAGAAGCTGTACTTAAAGGTCGGGTAAATTTACCCGGCTTTTTAAATGATCCTGCAATTAAGGCGGCATGGTGTCGTGCTGATTTTTATGGTCCGGCAATGCCGCAAATTGATCCAGGTAAAGAAGTTGCAGCTGCAAAAGAACGCGTTGACAACGGCTTTAGTACGATGGCTTATGAAACGATGCAGTTAACTGGTATGAATTATGATGAAATCTGCAATGTTCGCAAGCGTGAAGAAAACCAGCGCGATAAATTTAGACGCAGCACTAAGCCTGTCTATAAAGGGGCTGAGAGTAATAAAGGAGCAAAGAGTAATGGAACTAAAAATTAATGCACTTGCTGATGGCAATGCCGAAATACTTCTCTATGGCGATATCGGCAATAGTTGGTATGATGATGTGAACCCTCTGGATTTTGCCAATCAGCTCAAGGAATGTAAAGCTGACTTATTGACCATTAGAATCAATTCAAATGGTGGTAGTTTACTTGCTGGCAATACCATTTATAATCAAATCAAAAGCTATACTGGTAAGATTAAAGCCGTAGTTGATGGTATTGCGGCAAGCGCAGCGAGTGTTATTGCGATGTCCTGTGACTTGTGGATGCATAAAAATAGCATGTTAATGATACATAATGCCAGAACTGCAATAGCTGGAGACAGCAACCAGTTTCAGAAAATTACCGAAGTTTTAATCAAAGCCAATCAGCAAATGGTTGATGTTTATCATATTAAAACTGGGTTAGACAAAGCGCAAATTCAATCCATGATGGATAAGGAAACTTATTTGACTGCCGAGGAAGCCGTTCAAATGGGCTTTGCCAATGGCGTTATTAACGATGTTGAAATTAATGCCAAGCTTGATGGTGAGGAACTTTTACTTAATGGTGTTAAATTTGATGCACAGATAGCCCAAGCATTTCAAACCCACCACCCAAATTTGGAGCTGCAGGCAATGGCCGCACCAAATGTTAATCCAGCTACCACTACTCCGGTAGCTAATTTTTTACCTAAAGGAGCAACTATGCTAACAATTGAAGCACTACAAAAGGATAACCCAGACATTTATGCCAAAATCTTTGAAGCTGGCAAGCTCTCTGGTGTTGAGGCTGGTAAACAGATTGGAATTAGTGCCGAACGGCAACGCATCAAAGACATTGAAGAGATGGAAAGCAGCGGACATGCTGATTTGGTAGCCAAAGCTAAATTTGAAACGGGCGACAGTGCGGGTAATTTAGCCGTTGCTACTCTCAAAGCTGAAAAAGACCAGCGCAGCAGTTTACTGGCTGTTAATCAAAGTGAAGCAGACGCTGTCAACAAAGTAGTTGCGGCACAGCTTGATCCAACAGCCGGAATTGATCCTCGGGCAAAAGCCGAGGAGGCATTCTTTGCCGGTGTTAAAGATTTTGCGGGAGTTAAATAATGCCACAAAAATTAAATATACGCAGCGAATCGTCGTCTGAAAACTTACTGGCGGGCGCAATTGAAATGCCAACGGGTACGGTAACACTTAAAAAAGGTTTCGCGTACAAGCGAGGGCATGTTTTAGCAGGGTAAACGCATCTAAATCTCTTCTGCTGACTGTGGGCTAACATATTTCAAGATACTTTCAGGTCGTGCCCAATTCTGCAGCATCTTCTTTTTTA